CTGGGGGCCAACCCCAGGAGGATCTCACCTTTAGAAGTGCGCGAAGCGCTGTAACGGCGTTAGTGAACCTTGAGGATAATTTCTATTTGTCAAACCTAATCATTGGAGTGTGACGGAGCCTTAGGCCACTAGTCCCTCTTTGGAGCGGCGACCTGGTCTTGAAGTCCTCACCTTTGACTCAATACAGTGCCTTAGGCCACTAGTCTCCTACGTGTTGCGACTCACTGTGACGGTGTTAGTGACTGTAGACGGCAACCTGGTCTTGAAGTCTGGAGAAGTTAATCCAACATAGTTCAACGGAAGAAGGTGTGATGTGTCTTTTAAACCCCTATTGTATATTAACGTGTTACAAAGTAATAATGTGATGTATAAAAAGCTCTTCAAAATGGACACCTGGTCCACCAAAATATACGTGTAATCTATCTATGTTTTCTTTTCTTGTTTCCGAAATTCCAGTTAGTGCTACACCTTAGACCTAATCTATCAAGTCGGAGTCGGAAGTAACGTGTTTAGTACAGATTTCTGGAACGACCGAAGTCGACTAATTCTAGTCCGGATTTCCGCCTACACGAAAGTGGTGGTTGGATACGGGAAACAAAGTAAGCCTTTAGCGAAAGCGACGAAAGTCGGCCTCTGCTCTAGAATTGTCGGAGTTACTGAGACGTGTAGTATTTTCTGGTCATACCCTATGGGACTAAGAGGCAGGTGTCCCCGGTTTCAAGGCTACCGAAAAAGTCCTTTTGATAAAACTCCCCAAAGTGATGAAATATTTTAACTCGAATGTTTTCTTCTCGCACATGATGTGACTTTGTTAATATTGAACGAATAACTGACAAAATGGCGAACATTACTATTTACACGAATATTCGCACTTGCGAGTGCGGTTTGAGAGTGACTAGCCTTCAGGCATTGTGGAATCATGCCAAATCCCAAGGAAAGTGCAATGCTATGTGTGAGTGTGGCTGGGTTGGATTACCTAATGAACATGACGACTGTGTGATGACTGGACCCTGGCTGTGTGAATGTGGTGTGAAAGCCAAGAGTGCTGAAAGATTGAGAAACCATAAGCGAATTTGCCGGAAACGACCATTGGAAGCCCAAGTAAGTGTTGATGAGTACAAGCTACGTTGCCGCCAAAACAACTACAGGCGACGTTTGACTTTTAATCTACTTAGAAACACTGAATGGTGGAAGCCCAATTCTCTCTTGAACCAGTTGGACTTGTCGGTTTGGCCCGCTTTCATTAAGACTCAACCAGCACGCGCGAGAGTGTCGTTTCAGATCCAAGGAAAGAGAGTGATTGTGAACCCTTTAGACGACGGATTTCTTGAGTTATACAACAACATCAAGGATAGAATTGACATGGACGCACAGATTGGCATCCCGGTGAAACTTAGTCTGGGAGGCGAAGTTGACGGACTTTTGCGGAGAATCAATACGATCATAGACTCAGTGTCAAGCTCATCAATTGCATCGAAGATGGTGTACTTCATAACACAATTGATTGTGCTAGTGGAACTCAGGCATTCTCCGATGGGAATGATGGCTTGGTGCACTGGTGTCTTAGCTGCTCTACTACCTCAAGGTGCGATTTCAGACTTTTTGTCCTGGCTACAGCCGAAAGGACTTGAGGCTCAATCTCTGACGGACGTGAACCATGGCACTATTGCTGCAATTATGGGACAGTTGTTGTGTGCATCTGTGTTTGGCTTGACTCTTGCCAGTGGACAGGTGAAGACGCTAGTGAATCTTGGAAACGCCGCACGAGCTGCGACTAACATGTGGCAATTCGTCGTAATATTGATGGAGAAGATCACCCCCAAAATTTCGTCTTGGATTTCTGGAGTGCCTGAAGGAGCTGAAGAAGCGAAACGAATCATAGACGGAATGGAAGATTGGACAAAGGATTGTGACTCTTATTGTAATTCAGTGTTCATTGACTCGTTGACGTCAGATGTTGTTGCTGGTTTGAGAGTAGAACAGAGTGTTCATCAAGGAAATAGGTTGATGAATGAGGCAATGAACATTCAGGACCCCTCTCTTAGAGCCCGAGTTGTGAGTGTGATTACGTACTACATGCAGGATTTGAGAAAGAAGTATGAATCTGTTCTATCTTCAGGCGTGAATCGAGGTGGTCCCAAAATTGAACCCATTATGATCTATTTGTATGGAAAGACTGGTGTTGGAAAATCAAGCTTGGCCACTTTCCTGGCTTTGGATCTCTTGCACAAACCGCTTGGAGGAATTCCCAAAAGAGACGGGAAGTATGATCATCGTTCTCAAATTTATCACAGACAACCTGCACAGGAATTTTGGGACAATTATCATGGACAACCAGTGGTAATTTGTGACGACGCATTTCAGCAGAAAGACTCATTGGCGCTGCCGAATCCCGAGCTCATGGAAGTAGTGAAGATGGGAAATACCAATTGTTTCCCTCTGCACATGGCTTCCCTTCTCGAGAAGGCAAAGACCTTTTTCACCTCCAAGGCAGTGATTTATACGACGAATCAAGAACGAGTGGGAGTGGAGAGTCTAGTCAGTGGAGATGCAGTGAGAAGAAGATTTCACCTGAACGCTGAGGTGGTGATTGCCAAAGAATTTCAGAAGAGAGTGAATGGAAATGTATTCTTGGATTCAGAGAAAGTGAAAGAGGTGTGCAAATCTTCGTCGACCGACCCATATCGTTTTTGGATCAAGGGAATGGACGGTCACCTGGACTGGAGCCAACATCGTAAGGTAGGAAAAGAGCACGTCCCCTGGACGTATGAAGAATTTAGGGACAAAGCTCAGCAAATCTTGTCAGATCAATTGAATAGCTCTGTGGAACGACTCAAGGCCTTCGACGACTATGCTGCTAAATTGGAAGCGCAGGCATTATCTGGAGACGAGACTGAAATGACGAACTGTCTGCAATTTAGTTGGGAAAAGAAGATGCGTGACCAACAAGACTTTCTTGGACTACTAATTGACAGAGTTTATGGCGAAGAAGGATGGAAGCTCATTGAAGATGCGATCGCCGCTAAAGACAATAATGCACTGTTGAATATCTTGGATAGTAAAGAAATGGAAGACGAGGCGAAGTTTATGACTGAATCATTGAAAGAAGTTGGTGTGAACGTCCATCAGTCCCCGATGCATACCTGTTTGACTTGGTATGTGGTAGATCAGGCGAAAGATGAGACCTGGCGTGAGACGATGATGAGACGACTACATTTTGAGGAGTTGCGAGACTTGGCAGCTTCATGGAAGACTAAGATCAGCAATTGGATCCGAGAAAACCCGATGCTGTCAGCAGCTCTAGCAATTTTGCCTTTGATAGGAGTGATGTTGATGTACGTGGCGACTGGTAAACAACAGGAGACAGGTGAAACAGAATTAGCTGACTCGGGAGATATGAAGACGAAGAAGAAGGCTTTGAGAACAGTGGAACTCGGTGGTTCAGGAGACAACGCGACCAAGTTGAAGACAAAGCGCGTGGAACTTGGATCTTCGGGAGATGTGAAAACGAAGACTCGGAGTAGGACAGTCGAGATGAGAGATGCGTCGGAAGTTGATGTGGAAGTCGAAAATGGATCACTGGAGTCTCAAGCGCAGACGGACGCCAATAGTTTCGAACTAGCCAAGAAGGTTTTGAACAACGCATACGGAGTGCGACGCCCTGGTGGTGAAATCTTATTCAGGATAACTTTTCTGAAAGGACGAACCGCTTTGGCGATGGCTCACTGTGTGCCTGTATTGCATGGAGAGATACAGTTGGTGAACGCGATGAACCCCCAATGTTTGAACGTTGCGGCTGACGACATTTCTGTGGTGGCTAACTCTGATTATGATCTTGCTATTCTGCAGTTTCCAAATTATATACGCGATCATTCGGACATATCGACGCATATCTGTGACCATCAGGAACTTTCAAAATTCCCCGAAGCGGGAATTCAAGGAGCTATAGTGATGGCAGGAGAAAAGGCTCAAATGATCAAATATGCTCGAGTGTATATGGATACGGACTTGCACTATGAAGATTCGGCCCACAATGCCAAATATCATCTAGTTAAAAATTTTCGATACAAAATGGAAATGAAGAAAGGCGATTGTGGATCTTTGCTGGTAGCTGTGAACACGAATTTCAAGAAGAAGATTTTGGGCATTCATGTGGCTGGAAGGACTGGACATCCCTATGGACATGCTGCCCCTGTGTGTGCCCGAATTTTGAGGGAAATGTTAGGACATGATTCACTGGACAAAGACGCTCAAGTAAGTATTGATCCTGTGGTGTTTGAGACTCAGGTAGGATCGTTGATCAAGGGATCGAACTTCTCCATTATTGGAACTACTCATGTGGACAAAGCATCCGTGAAGACGACTATCAAACCCAGTGTGATCCAGGAGTACTTGCCCCCCCCCGTGACGAAACCTTGTAAGCTCAGGGCTGGACCCAACAGAGAAGGAAAGATAATTGATCCTTTGATGAAGGGTTTGGAAAAAGCTGGCAAGGCCACCCCCCTAATTGACAATGACATGCTTAAAGCTGCAGTAGACGATGTGACGCGCATGTATGGGAAAATGGAAGGAGACAGACGCCCAACCACTTGGGAAGAAGCTGTTGCTGGTGTGGAACTTGACCCCTACGCTCCTCCAATCAAGCGGTCAACTAGCAGTGGGCACCCCTACAAGTATCAGAATAAGGATATGAGTAAGAGGGCCCTCATTGCTGACGACTACAAGTTGGACAAGAAGTTTAGGAAGGAGCTACACGAGCAGAATCAGATGTTAAAGGAAGGCAGGCGTATCCCATGCGCTTTTATTGACACTTTGAAAGATGAGAGACGACCATTGGCGAAAGTGGATGACATGAAGACGAGAGTGTTTGCAGCTGGCCCCGCTAATTTCACTGTACTTTTCCGAATGTACTTCCTCACTTTCTTGTCTGCGTGTGCCCATTTCAGAATTGAGAACGAGAGCGCTGTTGGCACGAACGTGTATTCCCCAGATTGGGGACTTATCGCGAGGAAGTTGTGTCGAAAAGGCAAAACAGTGGTGGCCGGTGATTTTTCAAATTTTGATGGAAGCCTCAACCCCCAGATTTTGTGGGGTGTGTTTGACGTAATTGACGGTTGGTATGGCGAAGACAACTCCTTGGAGCGAAGAACTTTGTGGAGAGAGATTGTTTTCTCGATTCACTCATGCCGAGGACAGTTGTACCATTGGACGCATTCACAACCTTCTGGTTGCCCTGCAACTGCTATGGTTAACACCATCTATAACTCAATTGCTGTGAGATTGGTGTGGCTATTGGTAGTGCCGAGCAAGTGGAGAAATATGAAGTCTTTTAATGAACATGTGAGTATGGTGGCTTATGGAGACGACAACGTTATTAACATCAGCGATGAGGCCACAGACGTATTTAATCAGTTGACTATTACCGAAGGCTTCGCCCAAATCGGAATGACTTATACAGACGAGGCAAAGACTGGGAAAATTGTGTTAGGACGCACGTTGGACGAGGTGTCTTTTTTGAAACGCGGGTTTGTTTTGGATGGTTTTCATTGGAAGGCACCCTTAGACTTGGACACAATTGACGAGATCCCAAAGTGGATTAGGAATTCGCCCTCTGACGAACAGGCTACCATTGACAACATTGAAAGTGCCCAAATGGAGTGGGCCTTGCATGGAAAGGCAGTTTTCGAACAGAGGAAGAAGATGATGGACGACGCATGTGCTTCTGCGGGAATTAGCAATCCTATGTTGACGTATTGGGAGGTTAAAGAAAGCCTTCTCGATCAAGCCGGCTTAGTGACTGCGAAGACCGAGGTCTTGGAAGCGCAAATTGGAGTGGAAGCGCCCCTTATGGCAGCCTATGTTTTGGAAAGGAACCTGACTGGAATGGTTTGGGACTGGATTTTCATGTCGTATCTCAAGAATTGCAAGAGTGGACGTGTATCTTTCTTTCTCGTACAGACGCTGATCTTGGTTGCTAGGTGGTCTATTAACTGGCAATCCCCATTCACACCACTGTCGCCGTGGATGGTATATGAAGGAGCGAATTGGAGACAGCACGAAAGGACAGGGGTCTTGGACAAATGGAGGAAGGTCCAAGACAGCAGAGCCCGATTCCTATCGGAAGAGTGGAGGAGAAATCCTATCGCAGAATGTGTGCCACTTGAAATCCAGGCTATTCTGCCCTCCGTTTTTGAGGCTCAGTTTAACTCGACTGGCCAGGTTTACCGAAACCCAAGAGTTGCTATGTCACTACAAAAAGATATGATTGAACAACAACAAATCACAACCTTCAGAGAAGAGCTGCCAGACTCCACCGCGCGCGTGGTAGCAAAAGATCCTTCCAGTCTCGTTGGTCTGCCATCGGAATCGCTGGCGCATTCGTTGGTCTCTATCTTGGGCAGACCTGTCCAAGTGCATGAAGGAATCTTCCAAGATACCAGCATTGCACCAACCGAGCTGGAGTTTCCAGATGTGATGTATGCCACTGCCCCCAATCTGGTGGACAAGCTTAACTATTTCACTTTTCTGCGGGCGAAGTTGAATGTGAGGTTGGTCTTCAATGCGACTCCATTTCAGCAAGGAAGATATTGGATGTGTTACAGCCCATACGACACCCAGAGCAATCGCGGCCACACTGGGTACGCCCAAAATCTCACTGGATACCCGGGCGTCGAAATCGATTTGGCCACTGGACAGCCGGCAGAAATGTCGGTGCCTTTCATGTGCCCGATGTCTCACTTCCGCCTCACGGATGGAGAAGGCCGATTTGGCAAGGTCATCATCGCCCCAATCGTGGAACTCCACTCAGGCACTACGCCGGATACTGTGCCTTTCACTGTCTTCGCGTGGTTTTCAGACGTCGACTTGGTGTTCCCAACCAAAGACACTGTGGACACTTTGGAGGCTCAAATGGGAGACGAGGAAGCAAAACATGCGGGTCCGCTGGAAGTCATCTCTGGGGGAGTTGCGACCATTGCAGAAATGGCGTCAAAAGTGCCAATGCTGTCTGCCGTCGCAACGCCTGTTGGGTGGATTGCAAGAGCAGTGCAAGGTGCGTCAGCGATGCTAGGGCTCAACAAGGAAACGAGTAAAGCAGCGCGAACTCACATGGTTAACGAACCGGGACAAGGATACACCCACGCTGACGGTTTGGATGATTCTACCGTGGTGGGCCTTCAGCAAGACACGGGACTCGCGACCAACTTTGATGTGTTTGGTCTTGAGAAAGACGAAATGGCAATTGAGAACATCAAGTCCAAAATGTGCGCTGTCAGAGGAGTTGCCCAAGTGCAGCTTATTCCATGGACGACAGCAGATTTGCCTCACGCACAGATCTTCTCCTGGCAGAACTCGCCATCTTGTTGCCAAGAGATTGGACTCGGAAGTATTGCGCCCACTACGTTGAATTATTTGGCCTCCATGTTTCAGTTTTGGAGAGGAGGCATCAAGTACCGAATAACAGTGGCCAAGACCGCATTCCACACAGGGAGATTGAGGATTTCCTATGTACCTGCGAAGAGTGGAGTAGTCACCCCGAGCACTGACGAAGTTGAGTCGTGCTACAATTGGATTTTGGATCTGTCGAAGACGAGTGAGTTGTCGTTCGAGGTCCCTTACGCAAACAATGTTCCGTGGTGTAGCATGGCCTTTCTGCAAGAAGGTGATGCAGGGTGGACGAACGAAAACAGAACAGGCACCCTCATCTTTGAAGTGCTTACCCCTCTGAAATCAGCGAGTGCTGCTGTGAGTGACCAGGTTCAGCTGACGCTATGGCACGCGGGGGGAGAAGACATGGCATTTGCTGTGCCACAATTCGGTCAGCTCTATCCGATCAGCAATCCACCTCTCGAGGCACAGATTTTCAACGAGAGTGAAAACACGGGCAACGAAGGAGAAGCGTCTTCTCAGAAGATGTGGAGTTCGCCTCCTATGGACATGATCTCCCCAGAAGAGAACTGCATCGGAGACAAAGTAGTGAATTTGAGAGCCATCATCAAACGATTTGGTGAGGTGTTCCATGGGAAACAATTCCCCTACACCAACTTCTCTGGAAACCTGACAGCCATTTCTGGGCCCCTGAACTTAAACGACACTCTATACCATTGGACCGGTGTTGAAATCGACCCAGCGTTCTTTGGTTCGAGAGACATCCAACTCGTCACCCCAGTGACTAAGACGTGCTGGACTGAGAGTCATGTCACTCTGCCCACTACGACCCCATTGACAGGAAGTATTTCGACTTCAGTCGCAAACCTGAGGGTGGCCGACAACCTGCCTAATAACAACCCTCTGCATTACATCAGCTACTTGTACCGATTTTATCGGGGAGGGAAGAGATACAAAATGCAAACAGGACTCTGGTCCCAACCTGGCCAGTCGTACCCGAACACCTACTCTGACGTTTCTCAGGGTGGAAATTGGCTGCAGACCAACAGAGTCCCCATCGTCGTGTCCCGCGACCTCTTGCCCACGAGCAACGGTGACGTGACAATCTACGACCCGAGCACCAGAGTGCCCACCGACGGGGCAGGAAAATTCCAACATCAAGTCTATTCCGATCTCCGAGGAGTTGTCGAGTGGGAGATGCCTTACTACAGCCGCATCCCAATCTCTTTGGTGGCAGAGGGCAACGTTCCAGCCAACCAAGGACCACTGGTAGAACGCAATAAGTTTGTTGTTCACAGAGGTCTCACCGACGAAGACAACAGAACACCCAACTGGATGTCCTTTCAGGGGCCAGCTCCCTACGACGACCTTGGGAGTCCGATCGCTTTTGGTTGGAACAAACATTTCATTGGCAGCTACAAACTGTTCGAGGCTGCCGCGGACGATTTTTCGTTCGCGTTTTTGACAGGCGCACCAACGTGCCGACTAGCTTAAGAAAGGGTCAAGTCTCCACGTTGTTGTAAGCAAACTGCATGGGTGGTCCCTATAGAAGACAACTATAGGCCCCACACAAGAATCTAAATTCTGAACCACCCATGCGGTGGACGTAGGAGTTCAGATGATGAATGTGTGAGGTTCAGCCCTTGCAAAGTTTGAATGTGAAGTAAAATGTCAACCAAGTATAAATTCTCTTGGCACAACGTGGGATAGTTTTCAAGAAC